GAGGTTCTTTTTCGAGGAATTCCTAAAGCAGTGGGAATTTTCTAAATCTATGGAAAAGTTTCATCAATTTATTAATTTCATGTCTTTTAAATATAAATTAACTTTTGAGGATGTCATGAAGGACTACGAGGGGTTTGTCAAGGAAGAGCGAGACAATATTATTTCGTCTTCCATTGATGACGACTACAAGACTTTTATGGATAAAGCAGAGGATGACCTAGAAAAGCAATTCAATATTAAGTATAACTTTCAGACATCTGTGCGTGGATTCAAGTCTCGTGGCAATTTTGCCTCACAGGAAGAAGCCGAATTACGCGCTAAACTTATTCGAGAAGTGGATCCTAGCTTTGACATTTTTGTAGGACCGGTTGGCACTTGGTTGCCATGGGATCCGGAGGCTTACAAGACTGGACGCGTCGAATACATGGAAGAGGAGCTAAATCAGCTCGCACAGGAAAAGCAGAAGAATGAATCCGCTGCGAAGAATGCTTTCGAGTCACGTGTCAAGGAGACAAAACAGAAGGCGATCGACGAGAACAAGAAGAATGCGGAAAAGCATGGTAACATTTTGACGCAAGATATCGATCAGGATGGTAATTTGGTTGGTGTCAGCGCGACTAGTCAGGAAAAGGCGCTGACAACCGAAGGTTCTGATAGCATCTCTGTCGCGGATATTCGTTCAGAGTTATTTGATGGAGAGAATATTGTGGTAGGCAAGACAGATTATGGGCGATCTGAGCTTATAAGTGGGCCCTTTACTTTGAAAGAAAAAGATTTGGAAGCTTAATCACAATTAAAAATATTTAAATAAATATTATATTAACATATTATATTTATGTCTTTAAAACCTACATCGATTATAAACCCAACTCCTATTGTAAAACCTACACCGATTGTGAACCCAACTCCTGTTGTAAAACCTACCCCGATTGTGAACCCAACTCCTGTTGTAAAACCTACACCGATTGTGAACCCAACTCCTGTTGTAAAACCTACACCGATTGTGAACCTAACTCCTGTTGTAAAACCTACACCGATTGTGAACCCAACTCCTGTTGTGAACCCAACTCCTGTTGTGAACCCAACTCCTATTGTAAAACCTACCCCGATTGTAAAACCTACCCCGATTGTGAACCCAACTCCTGTTGTTCATGTTTTATTAATTGAAGCCGATAATATGCGTAGTTTGGGTGGATCTTGTTTAAGAGATATTGTAAATATGGACTATTATATTAATAATTTTTCCAAACAAACTAATATTAATAGAGGTCAAACTGTAGTGTTATCTATTGACAATGACTTTAAAATACAATCTAAATTTACTACAAAAAATATTACATTTGATAAATTAAATAATTATAAATCTGTATTTGCCACTTTTACAAATAATGTAAATCCAAATGATTATGCAATTATATCTGTATCAGGACACGGTTACCAAACCGCATCAAAAACCACTGAAGAAACTGATAAATTAGATGAATACATATCTTACAATGGTGGCATTATTTTGGACAATGAATTAAACTTATTATTGGTTTCCAAATTAAGCAAAACTAAACGCACATTTTGTCTAGGTGACACTTGTCACTCAGGGACATTATTTGATATTAGTAACACGGTTCCAAATGTTTGCTCGTTAAGTGCTTGTTTAGATAATCAACTAGATTCTTGTGATATCGGCTATAATGCTGGTTTTGGTGGCGCGTTAACAGTTCATTTACTTGACATTGAAAATTCTATAAAAACTTTATTGACAGGACAGCAAAATGAAATTAATACTTTGGTTTCTAAATTATCGTCAAAGTTAATATTATTGAATCAAAAACCGCTATTATGCGGAATATAAATTGTGGACTAGTTAAATGGTATAATATATAATTAATTTGATTATATATTATTTTTAATGTGGTTTCAAGCGGTAATAATAATCCGTAAAAATACTTTTATTTTTTATACTTCTTGACATCTTTGTTTATTTGAAATTGAATAATGGTTGCCAGTTCCATTTCTTCTTCTACTATGTCATGTAAAACTTCTTCCATTTTCATATAATATTCGTGAATTTCTGATGCTTTTTTTGTTTGCGCTTTTAAACAAAGAGACTTGAAACATTTAATTGTTAGTAAAATTGTTTGTTTATTATGCCCACCCCATTTTTCCTTGATTGAATTTATCTTTTCCTGACTTGCTATTCCAAATTGATAAGCAAGTTTATAATCAAAATCAATTGTAAAATTTTTTTCTAACATTTCTTTTGCTCGAATTTTTTGACTAAATCCCAACCATTTCCACACATTATCTAAATCTACAACAAAATCTGTATTCTTATTGTAATTTAGATAACAATAAAAGCTACTAACAAATAATTGCTGTTCAAAATCTGTAAATATATTTTTATTTTGGTTAACAGTTTGCCATTATACACATTAGATAATTTTGAGATTGGATTGCTCTCAATAAGTTTAACGATATTTAGCTCTTGCATCTTATTATATATTAATAATAGGATACTCTTTTAGTTGTTTTAGGTGCTTTATATATAAAAAGCAAGATTTTGAAAGCAATAAATTCCGCTTAACCTGATAAGTAAGCGGTTTATTCTACCATTTGCTCTTTTTCACCGCAATTTTGGGTCCCGCACCGCGTTTCTTCACATTATTTGGGTCATATTGCTCTTCTTCATCTTCGTCATTTAGCTGTTTAGATAGTTCCCAGAACTCTTTTGAGCCCAATCTGAAGTCATTGTGTGCGTCTGCTTTATACCAGAATACCTGATCCTGTAGTTTGTTAGATTTGGCATTGTTATTTATCACCAAGCACTCGAAATTCTCTGTGCATTGATCCATTACCTGGCAAAATGACTCCAATGTCGGAAACATACCTGCGTAATTCTCATAAATTCGCTTCCTATTTGCGATATACGGTTCTCTTAGTATAAAAACATAATCTATATTTGTTCTTAGTGATGGTGGAATGCCTAGCGGATATTGCATTGTAATTATTAACATGACCTTCCAGTGTCTCCCATTCATAAACAGGAGCCTCATCATCTTCTCCTTTGACCAAGTGTTATCATATAAGCAGTCATCCATGATAACAAAAGTTCGAGGATCAATCGTGGATCTTTTAAACTGTTCCATTTCCTTTTTGATTTGTTTCAAAACCTGCCGCTGTCGCTTCAAAATGTTCTCGATAATAGCAGTGTTGTATTCATTGTGGATAAATAATTTTGGCACCAATTTTCCGTAAAATCCGTTTCCTTCTTCTGTCCCAGAAATGACGGTGCCAATAGGAATATCTTGATGGTAATATAATAAATCTTTTACTAAAAACGATTTACCCGTATCACGACGTCCTATTAAAACAACAACAGGACCTTTTGATTCATTAGGCTTAAAACTGATGGATTTCATATCAAAACGTTTTAGCTCTAAATTCATTTATTATTATTATATATTTTAAAAAAAGAAAGTAATTTACGCGATTAAAATATTTGGTTCATTTTATTTAAAGCATTTTTTTAAGGCATTTTTTAAGGCATTATATTTAGGCATTATCAAGATTTGTTAGTTTATATAGCTATTTCATTTATTATAAGTTAAATATAATTTATAATTTTATTTTTATTAGCTAATGGCGATTACTATAAATTATCAGAAGCGAAAGAACGTAAATCTCTTCAACAAATTTCAATCCAACCCAAACATTTCTCTTTCTAATATTCAGAATTATATACCAATTTATGATAAATTCTTTTCATTAAATAACACCAATTTTAACGCTATTAATTTAAATCATATGTGGCATATTTCAGATATTAAGGATCTAAAAAACAAAGATAAGGACAAGGATAATGATAGAAATAAACAACATATTTATACATGTAAACTAAAAAATATTACTGAAGACGAAGATTTTGCTACGACACAAAAGGTATTTATTAAAATGGCGCCATTGTTAGATCCATTTAAATATCTAGTAGGAAAATATAATCACACAGATCCGAATCTATTTAATTTGCCATCTATTGACAAGGTTAAAAAAGTCCATCCAAAGCTAGAAGATCCTAACAATTCTTCCTATATCGATGGATTTTTCTCATTCTTAACAAGCCAGGTCTTACATAAACATAATTTTGTTCACGGTCTAGATTATTACGGCTCTTTTTTGGCTATTAAAAACGACTATAAAATTAATGTGATTGATGATATTGACTATTTAGTTCAATCTGAGTTTTTTAATAAACAACAGAATACGCTGTTTACGGTAGAAGACTATTCCCATTTGATGCAAAGTCAAAGTATGCTAGAACCTACTTTAAAACCGTTAAATATTATGAATATTTCTCAAAAATCAAATTTATCTGTAAAATCAATCGATGATTCTATTTTTGAAAATATTTTTTCAAATAGTCAAACAAATTCTATTGTTAATGAAAATACAAATGAAAATAATTCACTTTCTTTAGATGATGTCAAAATGCTAAATATGGATCTTGTCGATATTACAAATTCTATTGATATAACAGATCAGAAAAAATCAGCTAGTCTTAAATCTGGATCATCTTGTTCATCTAGAACATCTCATACAAATGAAAATGATATTTTGGATGAATACGCAGATGTAGATGAATTAGATTGCGCTAAATCATATTCCAAATCTAGTGGTTCAGAAACTCACAGTCTTAAATCAGCGTCTGGATCAGTGTCTGGATCAGTGTCTGGATCAGGTTCTGATTCAGAAAGTTCATATGAAAGCGACCTGGAAGAAGAAAAACTATTTTTAACTCTTCAAAAATTCCCTGTTCAGGTTATTTGTATGGAAAACTGTGAGAGCACTTTAGATGATCTAATTATGAATACAGATTTAACTCATGATGAATGGATGTCCGCACTAATGCAAATAATAATGACACTAATTGTATATCAAAAACTATTTTCATTCACACATAATGATCTACATACCAATAATATTATGTATATACCAACTAACAAAAAGCACTTGTATTATTTATACAAAAAAAAGTATTACAAGGTGCCAACATTTGGAAGAATTTTTAAGATCATTGATTTTGGACGTGCTATTTATAAATTCGATAATAAATTATTTTGTAGCGATAGTTTTCAAACAGGTGGAGACGCAACGACGCAATACAATACAGAGCCATATTTTAACGACAAGAAACCACGACTTGAACCTAATCTCAGTTTCGATTTGTGCCGACTAGCATGTTCCATTTTTGATTATATTATAGACGACATGGATAGCATTAAAAATATTAGTAGTTGCGAACCAATTGTAAAATTAATGGTTGAATGGTGCACCGATGATAAT